TAGTGTCCAACACCCCGCCTCGCTTCTTGTCATTCAAAGTAAAACCCTCAAGTCAGAGGACACGGGATCCCCATCCCGTATTTATTATGTAACATCTTTCCCGCCTTCATCATAGGCTTTTCTTATCAAGACAGATAGCTGCCGTGCCATCGAGCGTTGTTCCTCGTCGGCTAACGTGTGAAGTTTAGCGTGATCCTCTAACAGGACGGCCACGTTTCTAAACTTAGGCGCTTCTTTGGTAGGTGCGTTCTGCATGATGGTCTCCTTGTATGTCACCTGTTGATTACTTCTACAAGGTATGTGACCCAAACGCAAGTCAGTCCTCAAAGTCTCGTAGTGTAGCCGCCCACATTATCAAAGACCCCATCCTCGTAGGGTCGGTGCTGAAATCAACTCGGCAGATAACAGCACGTTCGTACAACCTGGTGCATGCTCGGTGGCATTCGGCTGGAGATGCAGTGTCTAATGTCGTGGATGCATTGGCACTAATTTTATCGGACACCTCCTTGTCAGTCCAAAGTCTACCCGTCTCAGTGTCAGCCCATAGTAGGCGCATGATCTCGTTGTCCAGGGTGGGTGTCATAGTTACTGACGAGGACCACGCTGCATTATCTGTCTCAACAAATTTCCTGGTGTCGGGCGAAGTCTGCTGCGGGATGTCACGAGGTACATCAACACGCATCGCCCTCCAAGGAATAGTGAGCCGCTTGTCTTCATAGTTGGGTAGAACATAAGCCGTAACCAAACCCCCCTCTCTCAGGTTCATGCGCTCCATGATCCGAGCGTTGATAAAGATCTGTTCACCCGCAGAGTTAACCGCAAACGCACTGCCCGAAAATGTATTCATCTCCACAACAGCTTCCATCTTAGTGGTATCTAAAGTACTTTCCATTCGCCATTCTCCCTAATTACTTTTTTCTGACCTCTTAGCTCTATGAGCCAAGTCTTTATCATGCACTGCTTCACCTTTAGCTGGCGCTGTAGCATGGGTAGTGTCCAGAGTGGACGGGTCTTCATCAGCCGCAGCATATAGAACCTGATCATGTCTTCGGTCAGCACTATATCTGGTCCACGCCTCTGTGTCGGCCGGCATATAGCCATCATCCTCTTGTTCTCCAACGGCGCCACCTTCGCCATCGCCTGCCCGAGTTCTTGCTCGGTGTACTTCATCTCGTAGTCTTTCATTTTCTATCCACAACTCTTCTTCTAACCAATCAAGGTAGTCGGCCACCGCATCTAGGATATCGGCGCCGATCTTTTCTGGGGGGACGCCGCGCCTTATGCCAAGGGCAATGAGGCGAAGCTGGTAGGATCTATCAGATATTGTATCCATCACGACGCAAACCCTCTACAAAAGTTTGAAGCTCACGTCGCGCTCGATCCAAGTCTTGAGTTGTATTCGAGTGTGGATCATTGCTGAGTGACGAATTAATTCTGCCATCAACTTGGTTGCGAAGAAATCTAAGCTCCGCATCCTGGGCAGGGTTCAATGGTTTACTCATCGTCATCGTCCCACCCCTCGATCTCGCCATCGCCATTGCAATTATCGCAGACCATAGTCTGGCAATCCAAGTAGCCATAGGGGTTGCAGTTTGACATGGGAACTGGAACCTCGAACTCCATGGTTCCCTCGCCCGAACATTCGGGGCATGTGATCAAAGGTATTTCCGGTACTTTAGCAATCATAGTCATAGTATATACTCCTTAGTTAAATGATATCCTGACTGGCATATGTGTGCCGCGCTTATACTTCTTCTTAGTTCGGGCCACGCCCGTCAAACCATTCCATGAATACGTTGTGTCGTACCCATCGATGACGTTCTCAACTCTGCGGACGTAGTTAGTGTCACACTTCTGTTGGTTCTGATACCCGACCACCTGTTGGTTGCCATTCTGTGCAACGTCAGCCCCGAAGATAGCACCCAACACAGTCATAGCATCTCGTCCATCACCGCTACCAAACTGGTTGCCAATCGCGCCGCCAAGCACAGCCCCGAACAAAGTATCGATCGGGTTAGATGGTCCGCGGCTCCCGTACATAGGGACAGATACATTGCGGCATGAGTTAACAGGATCAGAAAAAGTAACCTGTCTGTACACTGGGCGGACATCCACCACATGCGCCTTGACGTTGTATGTCTCAGCGTGGACCGCGGACGAGGCACATACTAAGCCTATTAATAAACTCTTATACATTTTTTGTTTCCTCCTGTTGTTTAACTCTTTGATTGACACCCAGATTATATATCAACTCATCTCTAAAATCGACAAGAGATGTCATCATCTCATCGGTATCCGCTTGAGCAATCTCATCCAGCTTGTTTAAAACATAATAAACATACACATAATCTTCTTTCATACGTCCCATAACTACACGTTCTCCCAAAAATCAACGGACATCTTGGTGCGCTTGGAACCATAGTACTCAATTATACGCTCCAATATATCACGAGGTGGAAAAAAGGGTCCACGCTCATACCGAGACAACATCGACTGAGATATACCTATCGCATCTGCCACCTCAGTTTGAGACACACGCCGTGCAGGATTAACCACAGAAACAATGCGATGCCGAAGCTGTCGCAGTTTCTTGTGGTTGAACTTTAACTCGAACACATAATCCTCCATCACCAACTCCCATAGTATTCGACAGACTTCCAAGTGTTGTCTTCCTTGTCCAACCAATTGGCTGCATCCCGTAGTGTCTTCACGGTTTCTGCAACTTGCTCCGGCTCCTTGTGGTACGCATCGGTCTCCTCTGAGTAGTCGGCGTCCGGCAGTTTACCTTGCTCCACGGCATCAGCAATCTCACGCAGACTTATTGGCCCCAACTCAACTTTGCCAAGGGACTCACCATCCGTGTCCATATTGTAGTTATCGTTGATGTAATTGTGCAGAGCCCAATGCTTGCGCCAGTATCCCATCTTTAATCGCTGGCTCTCGACAGGATAACTATCGACCTTGGCCCTCGGTAAATTGTCCTGATGCTCAGGAACAAACTTGTCCCCAGTTAGATACATGTCTAGTCCCATTATGTTTCCTTCCTTGTTTCCATGTAGCTTTCGATTAAACCTTGCGCGACTTGAGGAACGATGCCGTTACCGTAGGCGCGCAATCGTCCCACCCTTGAGGTAGCCCCATCAACCAACGGGCATGTGCTGGGTTCAACTGGCCTCCACTTGCCATCTCGGCAGAAGAGCCAGTCAGCATCTTTCCAGTGGCCGTTAGTCTTGCCGCTTGGTCCTCGCTCCATGCCGTCAGTTGAGCTTGCGCTCCCGTGTTCCACCCGTGCTTGCCCGTCAGATGTGAGGGTGCTATCCCCGTGCCCCCCGTCATGGAGGTCGGCGTTGCCCAGCCCCCCGTCAGTTGAGCCGTCACGTCCAAGGTGTCCGTGCTGATCTTCCCGTTCCTGATCCGGCCCCCTTGGTATCCGCCCTTGTGATCCCGCGTTGTCGGTGTCGGCCACGAACCAGAGGCGTTGCCTGATGTGCGGAGCGCCGAACCCCGATGCGCTGAGATCGAACGCCCCGAAGGCGTAGTCCTTTGCTTCCATGTCAGTTTGTACAAGGTCGAGCCAACCGAGGCCGTCCTTGCTTGCAACTTGCTCTCCAAAGATTGTTGCAGGGCGGCACTCTTGGATGAGGTGGTTCCAATGGGGCCACAAATGCCGCTCGTCAGAAGTCCCCGCTCGTTTGCCTGCACCGCTGAAAGGCTGGCACGGGCACGATCCTGTCCAAACTGGCCGATCGTCTGCCCATCCCGCACCTCTGAGGGCACGGCTCCAGATGCCAATCCCTGCGAAGAAGTGGCACTGAGTAAATTCAAAAAGTTCTTCTGGTCTGACATCACTGATGCTCCTATCATCGACAACACCATCCGCGATGTGTCCGGCTTTGATTAAATTGCGTAGCCATTCGGCGGCATACGGATCGATCTCGTTGTAGTAGGCGCTCATGCGAACCTCTCCTTCAACCGCTTGGCGGCTTCCAAACGAGTGAGGTTGACACCCCTCGTTTCAAAACCTTTAAGAGAGCTTCTCGCATCAGTGTCATCGACACAAAGACCCTCAAGGTGTTCAATTATATGGTCAATCGCAACTTGCAAGACGTTCATCTCCAAGTCTGACATGAATGGATTGTTCATCACTCACCCCCTTCTCTATGCCAGCACTCTTGCAAGGCGGCATCTTCAGCATCAAGCTCACGATCCCAAGCCGCTTCCCAACGCTCAATGAACTGAACAACCCAAGCATTCTGATGGCGCGTAAGCTCATCCTCATGGATCAACTCCATCGCATCAATGCACTTCAAACCCTGTGCCTTGCACCAGAATGTATACTCTTCAGTCAGTGCAGGAATGGTATCAACATACGCCATTAGGTTGTCTTCCATATTGCTAGAGCCTCGTCAAAAGGCATGTCGTTTAAGATGCGACGGGTCTCACCCGCCTGCTTGTCAATGATCCACTCACCCTTGGTCACAGTCGGGTGGTACTTGGTCTGGAAGATACCTTCCTTGTACTTGAGTTGAACCAAAACATGAGACTTAAACTTGCGCTTTAACTCACGCGAACTGAGGAACTCATTGACCTGATCACCGCACCAACCCTCTAATGACTGAGCAAAACCATCCTCACTCCACTCACTAGGCTCGTTAGGTAATGATTTGAAATACTCGTGTACCGCCTTCATTGCACGGTGAAAAGGCAACGCACCCTCAGTGCTGTCTAACTTAAACTTGGGGTGCGGATACTCACGATCGCATCCGCCGTGTCCATCGTTGCTCACAATAGCAACAGGCTTGCCGTCAATATATAAAGAAGCCTGATAGCAATGTGTCTCTTCACTTGCCCATTCAGTATGCTTGATTGCTTTGAGTTGGAGTTTCATGGTGGTCTTCCTTTTCACATTGGTTAAGATAATTAATGTACTCTAGTTGTGGAGTATGCACATATAATTCAAGGGGGCAAGTGCTTTTTTCTCGGACCTCGGTCCACGGCCATGGGTTAACATTACATATAGAGCAATCTGACAGAAAAAAGTGTAGTGCAATAAAAAGTCGAGGCAAAAGTGTAATAGTTGTAATAGTTGTAGAAGCAGGCAAGAATAAGATAACAAAACCATACTGTTAGGTAGTGTGATAGGTATTACAAACACTATTACAAACAGGTGTAGGTATTACAGAATAGTGTAATAGTTGAGAACATTTCAACCAGCCCAAGGGTAGATTCTTGGTTTTACTATTACACTTCGACCTAGGATATAAGCTATAGGAGAACTTGGCATAGCCTACTGCTTGTTGTATGGTTGTGGAATAGGAGGGGTGTTATGACTTCACTGAAAAAGAAAACCGAAGATGAACATGGTCGCAAGATCACCACCAGACAGATGACCTTCGCTCGTCATGTAGTAGAGGGGATATACTCCAACGCCGAGTCCGCCCGTAAGGCTGGGTACTCTCATGATGTTGCGCCTGTCACAGCTTCCAAACTATTGAACGGCCGCGACTACCCTCATGTCTTGGAGTACATCACTGAGCTACGGGCTGAACGGGAACGACGCTATGCTGTCACCACAATAGGACAACTTGAACGATTGCATAAGCTGTCGCAAGGAGCCGAGGATGCAGGTCAATTCTCTGCCGCCATCAACGCAGAAAAAATTCGCTCCGCTTTGGGTGGCCTTACTATTGATCGACGGGAAAACATCAACACATTGGACCAGCTATCACGGGATGAGATCACCTCTCGTCTGGCCGCTTTGCAGAAACAATACCCGCAAGCTTTCGTGATCGATGCAGACTATAAGGATGTAACAGATGAGCCGAGGACCGGAGGCGAACTTTTGGAGTATGTTGAGGAGCAACCTACCTAAAAATACCTATGCTACACGCATTGAAAACAAGCATGGCGGCGGTGTTCCTGATGTTCATTTGCTTTGGGAAGGCTTGCCCGTTTGGATAGAGTTGAAGGTAAGTAAGTCTAACGCCGTAAAAGTCTCGCCTCATCAGGCGGCTTGGCATATGGCATATCACTCTCGCGGGGGGCTGAGTTTCTTCTTGGTCAAGGCCCTCTCTACGGGCGCCCTTGTTTTGTTTGAGGGGTCCGAGGGCCCGAACCTATTAGCTGGTGGCCTGTCCGAGGCCCATGGTTCTTCGTTCAAGAACTCTGCGGCC